GGCTTATCTCTGTTTTGTTTGATGATGCAAACAGGTTCGTATCCTCCTGCGTTTCCTCTGGCTTGTTCGTAATAACCGTATACTGAGATAGCTGCTCTGGACTTGCATTCCAGACTAATTGGCAAGACCCGTCTGGCTGCTGGACTGAGTAGCAGATCCTCCCCGGAGACGCCCATACTAACTGAGCGAACATCGTCTGCCTCCAGATTGAACTTGGCTAGTATTAGATCTCTTACCCACTTTTGCAGGTGTCTTCCTTTGGACTTGGCGCTGCTCGGTTTCAAGTGTTATGTCCTTTCTTACTTTAATCCACTGCTTAGGTAGATGCATACGGGCATTGCTGTTGTCCATAGAGACTGTATTAGCAATGCATAATGCGTCATCCGTTTCGTCAATAATCCAACCAATGCTGTGACAGAGGTGAACTTCCGCTTTAACATCTTCTTGCCATTCCACATCTGCTACTGCGTCAACCCATTGGATGTACTGCAAAGGGCAGGTGACCAAATCTGGTTTTCGTTTCTTCGTATCCATAACAATTGTCCATTCTCCAGTACTCGTTTATCATCGTTGTCGTATGCTTCCAAGACTGCCTTGTACATATCGGCTTCGGTAATACAGTCCTGAAGAATCTTCTCAGCTTTCTTTGGACCTACACCCCGAAGGCCAACAATGTTATCAACCCTATCGCCAGTCAATAGCTGCGTATAGAAATGTCTGATAGCTTGTTGGTCATCGATCAGGTACTTCTTATCCTTAATAAAATTATAATGCCAACCACGAATCATGTCAAGGTCTTTATCGATAGACATGACGATATATTCCTCAATGTCTCCAATCTCATAAGCCTTGATACCGATAGCGTCATCAGCCTCTTGTCCTTCTACTACGATACAACCCCACGCCTTCTCAAGGTACTCTCGAATCAGCCCGTAGTGTTTGGGTTTGGCTGCGGTACGGTTTCCCTTGTAAGGCGCGGTTACTGCTATGTCAGTCCTATAGTTCTTCTTACCAGTGAGATACCCTTGGTAGTCTCCTACATAGGGTTTCATCACCAGTTCTTCCATGAACTCAGCACATCGTGCCAAGCAAATCTTGTCGCTAACTTCTTCGGAAGCGAATCCGATTCGGTAGCATACAATGTCGGCATCGATGAGTGCTAACATTACTTCTTCAGAAACGTAGCCATAGCTTCGAGTGCCTGTGCTGCCTGCTTCTTGCTAGAGAACTCGTTGTCATTGATAGTGACAGAGCCATCAGAGGACACAGAAAACTTAAAGCATTCTCCTCCCCAGAATGAGGCAGGTAATCCGTCAACCTCTACTTCAAACACAGACTCTACTGGTGATACCTTCACATTAAACTTAGGTGTAGGTGCTGTTAATTTCTTTGTTGTCATCTTCTTTCCTTTCTTAGAGAACATCGTCAGCGGTTTCAAAACTATTAGTTCCTTCATACACTATTAGATCAGTGATCTGAAGTCCTGAGATACCGGCGCAAATCTGTCCGGGTTTACTCTTGGATTCATAAGCATAGACCAAGGCAATTCCCTTAGATCCGTTACCAACCTTAACGGTAATAGGAGCGCCTTCGCTATCCGTAACCTTGATAGCGTAGTTCACGGACTTCGGAGTGATAAAGTATCCCTTGTCCTCCTTCTTACGGACCTCCAAGCCAATGCCTTTAAGAGCCTCTACAGCGGCCTTGCTTAGGTTACAAATGTCTACCTGATACTTACCAGACATCTTATTAGGTGTGTCTAAGAAAGCCCACATAATGTCACCTTGAATCTTAATTGGTTTTGAATTCATACCTTCTCCTTTTTAAAGTTACAAATAATATTATACAGGACTCAGTGTAGCTTGTCAACATCTTTCGGATTAGATTTCATATCCTGAAACATCGCCATCATATAGGCAGTGCTGAATATACTCTTCAGCTCCTCCATCTTCTTAACCGATGTCTGCATATTAATAGTCCGATCCTTCCTTACATTGATAAACACCACGTCTTCCATGTCCTTCCAAAAATCATCTTCAAAGTCTAGTGGGTTTGTGCCCATGTCGTTCCTTTCTTGTATTCACCGTCTAGTGGGCAGCGAAGACCTAAGACTTCTCCTGCTTCCTTGATACTGCTTACTGCTAACTTACCTACTGCATCTGCATCATCCTGACTGCATTCTATCTGCCACTCGTCATGCACATTGGCTACGAAATTGGCATTAAGCTTTTGCTCCTGTATCTTCTTGCTTAGTAATACAAGACCCTGCTTCATCACTATTGCACCAGCACTCTGCAGGAGTGTGTTAAGTGCTGCGTGTGCGGAACGCACTTGTAGTTTCCTACCGTCCAAACCCGGTAACGTCCCTTGTTCTGAGAGGCGTTCAACCTTTTCTCTAAGACTCTTGAGAGCCGGAGTGTTGCGAAGAAAATTACTGATGAGTTCATGCCCGTCCTTTGCTGAACCACCGACAATCTTCCCGATTTTGGCAGGCCCTGCACCGTAGAGTAAGGCATATATAAAAGTTTTGGCTTGCGCTCTCGTTTCAAGACCTGCAGCGAGCTGGTTCTTTGTATGGATATCGCCTTCAACGATTTCTTTTGCATAGCTTTCATCCTTCATATAGTGTGCCAACATACGAAGCTCTAAGGAGGCCGCGTCAGCACCTACTAAGACCTTACCCTCGTCCACTGTCCAGCAATCCCTACACTCGTGGCCCCAAGGACTGCTACTGCTAGGAACCTGAGCCATGTTAGGACTGTGGTGTGTCATCCGTCCCGTGACTGCTCCGTTGGTGATGACCTTACCGTGAACCCTGCGCTCGTCAGATACAAACTCAAGCCATGATTCAACCTGAGCCACCCGTTTCTGAATGAGTAGGTACTCTGCGATCCTCTTTGCTTCGGGAATATCAACTCCGTCAAGAACTGATTCATCAACTATCACCGCTCCTTTCTCAGTATGCTTAGTAGGTTTCCAGCCCTTCTCAATCAACCGCTTTGCTATCTGCTGACGTGAACCCGGATTGAACACTTCAACATCGTCCTTCAACTGCTTGCCTGTCTTCTCACTAAACCGCTGGGTGACAATAGGTGGGAAAATGGTTTGAAGTTCCTCTTCAATGTCAGACAGCCTACGCTTCCATTGTCCAAGCAGGCACTGGGCTTTCACAGTATCGAGTTTAAAGCCATGCTTCTCCTGCTTAGTAATGATAGCCTGCACCTTATGCTCTAGCTCAATGGATTGCTCAGAAAACCCACGCAGCTCTTGCGTCAGATACAGGTACAACTCACCACAGATTGTCACATCTTCTTGACAGTACTCAATCATCTTATCTGTCAGGCCGCCCTCGAAATCTTCGTATTCCTTCTTGGTTCGGTTTACTAGCTTTGCGAGATTGGCTAGACTGTGACCACCCTCTCTTGACGGGCTTGATAGTCTTGACATAACCAGTGTGTCCCGTACTTGGCTCAGTCTGATCGAAGTCTTCCATACTCTGTTTAGGACGGGGTAGTCGAATGATATCCCGTTGTGGGCGATTATCAGTTTGGCCTGCTGAATAAAATTGTTGAAGTCTTGTGCGCTTGTCCATGTCTTTACTTCTTTAGTATCCAAATTATAAGTAGAACAACACCAGATAGTGTTATGCTTAAGATTAGTTTCAATGTCAATGGCAACTCTCATGTAGGTAGATCCCGTTTCCTATTGTGTTAAATATTTTAGCATACTTTAAAAGTTTTAGCAAGTTATCAAAGTATTCTACCTTACCATGATTCTCCGCACAGATGATCTTAGGTCTACCTAACATCGTCTGAAGCACTGGGTAGTCTAGCCCTTCTATGTCGATACACAATAAATCAGGGACACCATACTGAGCAAACAAACCATCTAAAGTTACAACCTTTATTGGTACTACCTTATTTAGCTTGAACTCAGGGTGCAGCTTAATAAATTGAAGCACCGTATCGTAGTCAAAGCTGTTCCTGCCTGAGAAATCATCTACCATAAAGAACTCCAACTCCCCAGCCACAGGCCCTACTCCAACATTAAGTATCGTATCCCTACCACGATGCCTGTTGAATGCCTCTATGTGGTTTGGGTTTGCCTCCACACAGATCCCTGAGTGTCCACGTTCGTACAGCAAGGCAGTGTTACTGATATTAAAAGGATGGTGCGCCCCAACATCGAAGTAGCTGCACTTCTTAATTTTAAGTTTGTCAAGTATATTAAGAAGTATTAAGTCTTCTCCGAACTGAGAGTAGGTTCTATCCCCGAATGCTTGATCAGGATGACTCATAGTTCTTCCATCACAGTCTCGCTCATGCGTCCAGTAATCCGATCATAGTAGAGACCACAGGCAGGACCAGTCAGTCCACTGAATCGGTTCTTCAATACCCGCACCCGTGTTGTATGCCTCTCCTTAAGATCCTCAGCCTGTCCGTTACGCTCCAGACCCAGTACCATATCCGACAACTGACCAATCGATCCTGAGCCTCGTAGAGCAGACAGAGAGGTACTCGCACCTTCCTCGTGTCCCTTACCATCAGGCCGCTTCAGGTGAGAGACGCAGAACAGTGCTATGCCAGTCTCCTGAACCACCATTCGCAGCTTGGTCATGATCTCGTCTAGGGCTTTTCGCTCGTCACCATTGTCTTGTGCAGATACCACGATACTAACGTGATCAAGAAAAATATACTTGCAATCAAGGGCCTTAGCCATGAAACGAACCCGTGTGATAATGTTGTCGATTGCAGTAGAGCCAAAGTGATCAAAAAGATACACACGACCAGTACCCAGTGTAGCGTCAAAAGAATCTCGTAGTTCTTCATTAGTAACCTCTATGTCAGGTAGGTGCAGTGGTTTGTTAGCGTGTAGACTCATTAGACTCTTGGCAGTGCGCTTAACAGACTCCTCCAAGAATAGCAGACCAATGTTGTCCTGAGTGTTATTGATAATGTGATACACAATCTCACGCAGAAACTGAGACTTACCCAGACCTGAGCCAGCGGTTATAGTCACCATCTCTCCAGCCCTGATCCCGTAGGTTAGGTCATTTAACCCACCAAATGGGTAGTTTACGTCAGACTTTTCCACTGGTTGGTTCACCAAATCCCACAATCCTGAACCATCGATGATCCCATCAGGTGTGAACCGTTCAGCCCTCCACCACAGGTCTACGAAGTCTTTTTCCTTGTTCTCTTGCGCGTACTCACAGGAGTCTTTAATACCTGTGCGTCCTTTAAATATCTTGGCTTTAGTTCCAAGTATTTCAGCAACTGCATTAGCCGCTCCTCTACCCGCATCATCGTTGTCAAAACAAATGACGATGTTCTCGAAGGAGTCGAGCCACTCGTAATTCGTTTTAATATCTTGGACTGCGTTGCCTGCACCGTTCCTAACAGAAACCACAGGATACTTAGAACCCAGCATCTGATACGCTGCCGCAGCGTCAAACTCCCCTTCTGTAATCGTGACATACTTTCCTCCCTTAGAAAATAATTGCTGACCGAACAGTCCACCCTTGTTCCAGTCACCCTCGATGCTGAATCGCTTGTCTTCCATGTTCCTGCGCTTGAAAGCCACCAGCGTCTCTTCCTCGTTGTAGTACGGAAAATAGTAGTAGCCATCCTTGTTACCTATGCCATAGGTCTGACAGGTAGACCTAGTTAAGTTACGGTCTATCACCTGCTCGTATGACAGATCATGAATGTTAGTCACTTTAGTATTCACCTTAGTTAGTTTCTGCACTGGTTCCTCTGAGTTAGCATTTCGCCTAGCCTTGCCACAACTAAAGCACCTTGTACCCCAGTCGTAGTAGGTAAGCGCATCACTGCTGCCACAATCATGACAAGGCTGGTGTGCCTTTAACTGTTCAGCCACAAGTTACTCCTTTCTGTTTTTCTTTGTGCATTAATTGTATCACATCTGCCATCACTTTTGCAACCCCTTGATCCAAGGACAGCCGAGCCATAGCAGACACAGTGAACCAGTAGTGTGCTTCTTCTTGCATCTCAGCAATATATCGTTGTTCATCGTCATTCATACTAAATAGTTCCTTAATAGTTATTAATAGTATTAAAGTAGTTATTAATAATAATTATCTTTTAAGTAATAAATAATAAATACTGTTTAGTTGCTTAATAATACTAAATAGTGATTTTAGCATACTTAATAGTCCTTGTCAATATCAAAGTCTAAGAAAGGATCTTCCTGATCTTCGGTGTCCTCCTCATGCGCTAGATCAGGTCTAACAGTAGAATTAATCTGATCAGCCACACTACCGAAGCAATGATTGCACAGGTCTACGAAACCACCTGCTGAGGCATACTTCCTAGTAGCCTCAAAGTCTGTAAGGTTTTTATCACAACTTAAGCATCTCATTTTCCGTCATCTCCATAAAGTTTGTTTAGTCTGTCCATACATTGTACCATGATTCTGTCCTTCTCAGGGTCAGGTACTAGCGACCAGTCTAGGATCTCGTCTAAGCGCCTCCCACACCCGTAGCATATACCCCACCCCTCGACCACCTGACAGATGCCCACACAAGGCGTTTTAGGGCTTCCTAGAGGCATTATTGTTCCTCTCGTTGATCAGTTCAATATTTAACTTGGTGAGTAACTCGTCAGTGTTCCTGAGTTCCTCCTCTAGTCTCTCTGTCCTAGCCCTGAGCATAAAGTTCTCACGCTCCAATTCCGACACCATGTCGGGCAAGTCCACTTCATACGGTACACCTGAAACTTTAACCATTTATTTGTCCTCCCAATATGACCGAAGAAAGCCGAAGATAATAGAAAATAGCATCAATAGCAAGAAGTTAGTCATGCACCGTCCTTCCATGCCAACCACGCCAACCCGATATTAGAGGCACAATAACCGAACCACACTATCGACATTGGCGCGTTCCCTAGTAAGGCATACCGAATCCCAATAGCCCCATAGATTAGCATCACCACTAAGATCAACGGGGTAGCCATTAGAAGTCCCTCGGTTTATAGTTCTTAGCCTTCTCGATCAATGCCTTACTGTGCAGCCCTATCAAGAAGTCCAAGTCCTTAAACACAGCCCCTAGGTCAGTCTTAGTCCTAGCGTGCATCATATGATAGAGGATATACAATTCATCGGTTCGCATATCGTCTATCACTTCCTGCAGTTCTGACACCTTATCCTCTAAAGCCTCTACTGCGCTATAGTCAATAGTGTCCTGATCCGCATCGTTCCAGTCATCGTAATTATATTCTTGCATGGTCTAGCCCCTTATCTAATTGTTAACTCGTCAAAAGAATCCATAGACTCACTAAAATAAGTGTTCCTCAGTAAGTCTAATTCATACCTCTTCTGCATCTCTGCCTTAACTATAGCGTAAGCAAATTCAACCATATCGTCAGACTTGCCGTACCAGTTGTTAAAATCAGATAGATCCATCCTCTCGTCTACTATGTCAAGTACTTCCTCATTCGTTAATAGCATTTTTAATTCTCCCATAATTTACAGTTAAAAGACATAACCCCAACCACAGCCCCATTATGTAACACTTTGGGATTGATCCAATTGCCTGAGCCTATAAAGTTTTCAGTCTGAAAATCTTGTACTAATAACCGAAGACCTTCTATGCTTTCAGATTCTAGCACAGTAGTCGGGACACCCGTTAATGGCTTGTCAGGGTCTTGGAATCTGTCAGGGTTTCCGCAGGTTTTAATTGTGATTGAATACATTATTGCCCCTTATCGCTCGAAAGCGTCTAGAAAATCGTTCACAGCGGTCTCGACCGTTTCACCCTCATAAGAAGTATCGATTATGTACTTGCAATCATCGTCATTGAATTCATAACCTAGTGATAAAGCATAAGCCTTAATCTTTTCGTTAGTCATTGTAATCCCCTTAATCATTCTAGTACTTCCTCTTCGTATGAACCCATAAACTTCATCTCACAATCACCTTGAAGGAACCTATCCCAAAATTCAGCGTCAATCTGTGGGTTGGGTTCGTCAACTTCGGTAGACATGACCACCGCTCCGTCAGGAGCGTCAAGGTATTCCATGTCTAATAAAACAAACTTATACATTTTCATAGTTTAACCCCATAAAGTAGATAAAATTAGAGAAAAGAAAAACAAGGTAAAAGCGATCGATAAGTTTAGCATTTTAGTCTAAGTCCCACGGTTTAAAAATCATGATAACCCCAGCACAGCCCAGCAAAAGTACAGCGATACTTGCATATTCCCACATTGTCATTTCATGCCCCTTTGACTGATAAAATTTTAATAACTTTAGACATCTTTTTCCCATGTGCCGGATAAGATACTAACGGAACCTCTTTAGAATAGCAAGCGCGGCAACCATTGCACCTGCCCTCATGCTCATAAGCCTTGCATAAAAACCCCTTAGCCTGAGAAGGATCAGGGACAATAACAGAACCATGCTCCGAAGTATATTCGCCCATGACACTATCAGAGGAAAAGCGAACCATGACATTAGGCAAAGCCTGCATCTTATCCAATACCGCCTGAAACTTGGCAAATTTCCTCATGCGAGTAGGTAGCCAATGCTTTACCCACGGAGTCTGCTCCATAACTGATAGGATCTTTTCCGCTAGTCCTAAAGAATACATATCGCCCGAGTCAAACCAGCGGAAGTATCGTTGAGACTCTAGAGCATTGATCATTCTTTCCTCCCAATCGCTAGCCTTCCAGTCTTCTTGATTCTCTAGCCTTGGCGCTTTGACATTAGAGAATCTGTAATTGCCTGTGGTGGCGTAACAGCCTGAACAGGCGGCTACTAATTCGCCGTTATCGCCTATTGAACCTGGGCAAGTGTCAAGAGCCTGAAGTGACCATGACAGAATACCGTCAAGTTTTGAAGTCTTTGAGAGTTTTAACATTTTAGATCCTCATTTAGTTAGTCAATAGGATTATTAAGCGATGCGATTGCGATTGTCAATGTTACTAGCATTAGGACAGAAAGTAAATAACCTTCTACGGTGTGACCTGTAAAGTGAAACAGTAAAGCACCAAACCCGTTTAATATAGTACCTGTAAAGAATAGGGCTGTAAAGTGGATTGCTTTCATTGTCTTACCTTTCGTTAGTTAGTTAAAAAAACTTGCTGTCTATACCTATATACATAAAAGATTCATACCTGAAAAAGTATAGGGTTACTTAAGTACTTGATTTTATTGGGTTATTGCACCTGCACAATGGGCATTAGAGAAAACCCTTAGAGACAGCCACAAGCCATTGTAGAGAAATGCACCAATGTTGTGCTGCACAATGGCATGGTTCTTGCCCAAGGCTAGGTAGTGCACTGATAAGGTGCATTATAGTCTCTCACTTGTCCAACCTGTACCAACTAAGCAGTAACTGTTGCGTAAATACAACACTATTCATTTATGCGTATATCTGCATAGACGGGGGGGAGGGGGTGGTATAGGCTTAATAAATTATCTGGACCCTACAACACAGATGAGAGGTCAAAATAGAAATTAAATAGCCTAGAAACCTATTTAAATAGTACGAAATAGGACTGGATTACCACTATAGAAATATCCTTATAAATCAATAACTTACATCTGTGCAGTACACCCTTGCAGATCTTAACTAAAAAGGACAGTGCTTATTCCTTCGTAATACCCAGAAGAGATGCCCTCTCCAGCCCTAAAGAGGGACAGAGCAGTAGAAATAACTTGACAAATCTCTAAAAATATGCTATAATAGGTGTTATAGTAAGAAACAACAATAAGTAATTATGTAGATCTGAGCAGTTGATCGCCTAAGAAGTTACTAGTAATAACTAGTTATCTAAGAAGGAATATAATAATAATAATTACTAGTTACCTTCTAAACAGTTATATCTACTACATACTAAAACAAACGATGTAAAACTATATAGAGGAGAATTTAGTGTCAAACACTGAACCTCTGTCTGAAACGAAGTTGCCCCCTAGAAAGCGTGGCAGACCCCGTAAGGCAGACATTGAAGCCAAGAAGAGTCGTAACGCTGTAGGAAGACCTCCCGGAGAGGCCGCTAGGATAAAAGAATTCTATGCTCGTTTACTGTCAACCAGTGGCGAGAAAGTAATTGAGACTGTCCTTCGTAAGGCGATGGACGATGGTGATAAGGATCAGGTGGCCTGTCTTAAGATGTGTATCGATAGGCTCTTGCCCCTAAGTCACTTTGAAAAGCAGGGACAGGGTAGGTCTAACGCAATACAGGTACAGATTGTTACCACTGGTACACCCCAGATAGCTGCCAGAGAAACTGAGCAGATTGACTATGAAGTAGTGGATATGGAGGACTCTAGTGGCGAATCTTAGAGTCGAACTACATCCTAAGCAGACGGAAGTATTTAATGATAATCACCGTTTTAAAGTGGTTGCTGCAGGACGAAGATTTGGAAAGTCTCGCCTTGCTGCTTGGACCCTCATCATTGAGGCATTAAAATCTAAAGAGAAGGATGTCTTCTATGTTGCTCCAACTTTTCAACAAGCTAAAGACATTATGTGGACGGTTCTTAAGGAACTTGGACATGAAGTTATCAAAACTGTACACGAGAATACGGCGGTAATAACTTTAGTAAATGATAGAAAAATTTACCTTAAAGGATCTGATCGTCCTGATACTATGCGTGGTGTTGGTCTTGCTTACGTTGTAATTGACGAGTATGCGGATATGAAGCCGCAAGTGTTCGAGCAGATCCTTAGACCAGCACTGTCAGATGTAAAGGGTGGAGCACTGTTCATTGGAACCCCAAAGGGCAGGAATCACTTCTACGAGTTGTACCAGATGGCCCAAAAGGATGAAGATGAAGATTGGTCCTCGTTTCACTTTACTTCTTTTGATAACCCTCTTCTCGATCCTAAAGAGATTGAGGCTGCAAAGAAGTCAATGTCTTCCTTCAGTTTTAGACAGGAATACCTTGCTAGTTTCGAAGCCGCCTCCTCAGAACTCTTCAAGGATGAGTGGATACACTATGTTGACAGTGATGATGTTCCTGACGATGGGCAGTACTATATTGCTGTGGACTTGGCTGGTTTTGAAGATGTAAGTAAGCAGGCTAGTAATAAAAAGAAGCATCTAGATGAATCTGCAATAGCTGTGGTTAAGGTTACTCTAGATGGATGGTTTGTAGATACTATAGTGTTTGGACGATGGGATATCAAAGAAACCGCCAACAAAATATTAGAAACAGCAAGAAGCTACGATGTGCGGCTAGTAGGTATAGAGCGGGGAATGGCACGGAACGCCGTACTCCCGTACCTACAAGACTTGATGAAGAAGAAGTCGTTTTTCATCTCAGTGACAGAACTGACACATGGCAACAAGAAGAAGACGGACCGAATAGTATGGGCTTTACAGGGACGCTTCGAGCATGGAAGGATTAAGCTAGTTAGAGGCGAGTGGACTAAGCAGTTTGTGGATCAGCTCCTTAACTTCCCTAACAGCGCGGTACATGATGACTTGATTGATGCCTTGGCCTATATCGATCAGATTGGCATCACAGAGTTTACTGACATGATGGAAGATGACGAGTACGAACCCTTAGACACAGTATCAGGATACTAGGAGCTAGCATGGAAATTAAGATGATGGAAGAAGAAGAGATGGTTCCCCTTAACTGGGACTCTCTGATCACTAATGAAGGCGTATTCGAGGCTATTAAGGAAGAGTTAGATGCTCTGTCCCCCTATTGCATGATGAAGATTATCACTGCAGCTAAGGGAGAGGGTCTCAAAGACGCTCAAATCTTTAAGCCTATGACTAAGGAAGTAGAAGTCGAATACGAAGAACTAGAAGAAACAGACCCTTTCGGTGACACCACTAAGGACTAAACATGGCTGATTTTAAAGAAGACCCAGTATCTGAATCAGATAAAGACCTAGTAGCCTTTATTATTGATCATTGTGATCGGTGGAAAGAACACCGTGATAACAACTATCAGGCTAAGTGGGACGAGTATGAGCGCCTCTACTACGGCGTATGGTCTGACGAGGACAAGACTCGTGACTCAGAGCGCAGTAGGCTTGTGTCCCCAGCTATCCGTCAGGCAGTGGAGAACAAGACCTCAGAGATCATTGAGGCTACCACAGGGCGTGGTGAGTTCTTTGAGTTAGAAGATGATGCTGCTGACCAACAAGAGATGGACGTTGAGATGGTTAATAGGCAGCTTCACGATGACCTAAAGAAAGACAAGGTAGACAAGGTATGGGCAGAAGTTAACCGTAACGCTGAAGTCTTTGGCTTAGGTGTTGCTGAGATCCAAATCAAGTCTACTATGGAATTGCAGCCTGCTATGCAGCCTATGCCCGGTGGTATGGGTTCTGCTATTGGGGTAATGGAAGCAGAGCGTGTGTCTGTCCCTGTCAAGTCGGTGCATCCTCGTAACTTTGTTTGGGACCCTAACTCTGAGACAGTTGATGACAGTCTTGGTGTAGCTGTTGAGGAGTACACTAGCCTCTTTAAAGTAGTTAAAGGGATTGAAGATGGGATCTACAGAAAAGTTAATATTGGTCCTGAGTTTAGTGATGCTGATCTCATCCCAAATCAACTGGACACACTATACCAAGAAGATAAGGTACGAGTCCTTCGCTACTACGGGTTAGTTCCTCGTGAGTACCTAGAGGATCTAGAGAACGAAGGTGGTGAGGTAGCTGACCTGTTCCCAGAGGACAGCGATGCCGACAAATACGCAGACATGGTGGAGGCTGTAGTTGTTATCGCTAACAACCAGTACCTGCTCAAGGCAGAAGCCAATCCATACATGATGAAAGACCGTCCTATTGTGACCTATGTACCTGAGAAGGTATCAGGTAGATTAGTAGGTATGGGAACCGTGCAAAAGGGCTACAATATGCAAAAAGCTATTGATGCCCAGCTCCGTAGTCATCTGGACTCTTTAGCACTGACTACGGCTCCTATGATGGCAGCAGATGCTACAAGGCTACCCCGTGGTGTGTCTTATAAGGTTCAGCCCGGAAAGACCCTGCTTACTAACGGTAATCCTAATGAGATCCTCTTCCCATTTAAGTTTGGATCTACTGACGCTGGTAACATCCAGACTGCCCAGCAGTTTGAGGTGATGCTACTTCAGGCTACAGGAACCCTAGATAGTCAGGCGATGACCCGCTCTGTGGCTCAAGGTGATGCTGGTGGAGCTTCCATGTCCCTTGCTATGTCTTCTATCATCAAGAAGAATAAGCAAGCACTTATGAACTTCCAAGATGACTTCTTGATACCTCTGATTAAGAAGGTAGCCTATCGTTATATGCAGTTTGACCCAGAGCGTTACCCATCTAGGGACTTCAGATTTACCGCTGCTTCCACCCTTGGCATGGTAGCTAGGGAGTATGAGCAGCAACAGTTCATTGGACTACTCCAAACCCTTGGACCTACCAGCCCTGTACTGCCCTTGGTCTTAAAAGGCATCATCAAAGGCTCCAGTCTGTCCAACAAGGAAGAGCTTTCGGCTGCTTTGGACCAGATGAATCAGCCAGACCCGGCCCAACAACAGATGATGATGGCCCAACAGGAGGCTCAAATTGGACTTCTACAGGCTCAGATCGCTGAACTGCAGGGTAGAGCACAGGAAAGCCAAGCAAACGCTCAGGAGAGCCTTGCAAAGGCCCAGAAGACCAGTGTTGAGACCCAGCTTATGCCTGAAAAGATGCGGGTAGACATTATTCAAGCCTCGGCTACCAACCTTTCCAACGAGACTACGGATGATTTTGAGCGTAGGGTTAAGCTTGCCAACCTGATTCTGAAGGAACAAGAGCTAAAAACCAAGGAAAACATCGTAGAAGCACAAATGAACAAAAAAGTACAGTAAACACTTGACTTTTTAGTAAAAGTGTGGTATAATTAATACACTGTTGTAGAAATACAACACAGTCCTATTTAGGAGAAACTGTGGATAAAGACATTCAAGAATACTATGAGGCTAGGTTTGACATGATGGCCTCAAAAGGATGGAAAGATCTGATTGAAGACAGCCAGAAAATGCTGGATGCCTACAACAAGATCGGAAGATTGACTGGTGTTGAGGACTTACACTACGCCAAAGGACAGTTAGATATCCTAAACTGGGTAATAAACCTTAAGCAAACTTCGGAAGAAGCCTATAGGGAGTTAACAGATGAAACGGATATTTGAGTTCAGGTGTGCTAAAGACCACCTCACCGAAAAATTGGTCGATGATGAGGTACGCTCTATAGAGTGTCCGCATTGTCGCAATGAAGCTTCTCGTATTATCTCGTCACCCCGTATCAGTCTGGAGGGCATCACAGGTGCGTTTCCTTCAGCACATGAAGCGTGGGCAAGAAAGCACGAAGAAGCAACTAGAGTCGCTTACAAGAAACAGCAAGCCTGATTCCAAGTGACATTTTAAAGTTCCTAGAATCCGTTGTGGACAGGAGGATAATGTGGCAGCATCTTTTACCGAAACGCAAGAAGAGTTATTTGAAGCAAGTGATATTACTCAGCAAGAGACTCAGCAAGTAACTGAAGAACCTCAGACTGAAACCGTACAGGAAGTAGCTCCTGCAGAGGAAAGCCTTCCAACCAAGTACAAGGGCAAGGGTCTTGATGAAATTATCAGGATGCACCAAGAGGCTGAGAAGCTTATTGGTAGACAAGCTCAGGAAGTTGGTGAAGTACGAAAGCTTGCAGATGAACTAATCAAGCGACAACTCGACAATAAGAAAGAAGTTGAGGCCACAAAAGAAGACGAGATCGATTTCTTTGAAGATCCGAAGAAGGCAGTAAACCGAGCAGTAGAAGCACATCCTGCTATTCTGGAGGCAAGGCAACAAACCTTGGCTTTAAAACAGCAGCAAACGCTGACAAAGTTACAACAGGAATTTCCTGACTTTCAGCAGACAGTAGCTGATCCTTCCTTTGCGGAGTGGATCAAAGCCTCACCAGTTCGTATGCGGTTGTATGCTGCGGCTGATGCAGACTTTGATTTTGATTCAGCCTCTGAGCTATTGACAAGTTGGAATTATGTTAAACCTAAAGCGGTAGCTCCTTCAGCTTCTGCTCCTGCGCCAGAGATTAAAGCGGCACAGAAAGCAGCAGTCAAGTCAGCTACAGTGGATGTTGGTTCTAATACTGGTGCTACTTCTGCAAAGGTCTATCGAAGAGCGGATCTAATCCGTTTACAACTGGAAGACCCAGATCGTTATTACCAGCTACAAGATGAAATTATGGCTGCATACGCTCAGGGTCGAGTTAAATAAACTTAATCATTTAGGAGATTTAAAATGGCTCTTGGTACTGATCATGTAACAAAAACAACAGCGGATAAATTTATCCCTGAGATTTGGTCTGATGAAATCATCGCTGCTTACAAAAAGAACTTGGTTGCTGCTAACCTGTTCTCGAAAATGTCTTTCAAAGGCAAGAAGGGTGATGTCCTTCACATTCCTAAACCCACCCGTGGTGACGCTGCGCTCAAAGCTGCATCCAGTCAGGTAACTCTGATTGCTGCAACTGAGACAGAAGTTCTTGTTAACATTAACAAGCACTATGAGTACAGCCGCTTGATCGAAGATATTGTCGAAGTTCAGGCTCTCTCTTCGCTGCGCCGCTTCTACACGGACGATGCTGGCTATGCATTAGCTAAGCGTGTTGATATCGACTTGGTTCAGCTTGGTCGTGGTGTTAATGGTGCTACCATTGGTACGAATGACTACGCAACTGCTGCTGCAAGCACGAACGCTTTCATTGGTTCGACTGGCGCAACTATATACAACTCCAGCACGTCTAACGCTGCTGCTCTTGGCGAGGCAGGTATTCGCCGTTCAATCCAGCGTCTTGATGACCAAGACGTTCCGATGACGGATCGTTTCCTGATTGTTCCTCCATCAAGCCGTAACACGTTGATGAGCATTCAGCGTTTCACAGAGCAGGCTTTTGTTGGCGAAGCTGGTTCCGCTAACACAATCCGTAACGGTCAAATCGGTGACGTGTTTGGTGTTAAAGTATTTGTAAGCACCAACGCTGACACTGCTGCTGGTGGTTCTGGCACAGACCGTATCTGCTTGTTAGCACACAAAGATGCATTTGTGTTAGCTGAGCAGATGGGTGTTCGCTCACAGACTCAGTACAAACAAGAGTATCTTGGTACTCTGTTTACCAGCGATATGCTGTACGGTGTTGCTGAGTTGCGTGATGGCTCTGCTGTTGCTCTCGCAGTTCCTGCCTGATAGCTTATAAGCTAACGGCTCTCCTCAGCCTCACAAGGGCTGGGGAGTTTTCTTAAGCAGATAAT